CGAAGCAGGACGATGGTTTTTGCGTCATAGTCCATGCACCCGTGTTGTTTTTTCACCTTTATCATTCATTGCCTGACCGTACACTGACAGCCCGATCTCGTTCAGGTAGTCAAGAAACTTCTGTACAGTCTTTTCGGTATAGCGTGGTGTGTTCATCAATAATCTCCTCATGTGGGTGTGATATACATTATGCACAATTATTTTATAGTGTCAATAAATAAAAACCGCCCGGGGTGGGCGGTCTGGTTTAACGATGAAGTGCGTCTATTCGTTCATCAGCACGTATCGCATGTTGCACATTGAGATACTGTATCCAGCCCCAGAACCATATGCCGACCGGGAAGGTTACAACAGATAGAATACACATGCAGATAAGCAAAAGATTGACGAGAAGTTCAGCGACTGTCCAGCGTAGTACGTTTCGGAACTTTAACACCTCACGAATGGTATGTTTTACAAAATCCGATCCGCGATTAGCTACCGCCGATACGCACGTCATGTATGTCGGTCGATAGCCGGCGCGCACAGCTTTGAATGGATCGGCGATGAAATCGTATATTGTGGTCATGCGTGTCTCCCGAGCAGTTCTTTCATTCTGGCGTATGTGCGCGGTGCACGACCTGTATCTTCTCGTACTTCTTCATCGAGCAAGGCGATCAGTTCATCCCAGTTGTCGAGGGTTGGTTTGAACCCGGGCACACGGCGTCCTATCTTCTTAAAGCTGTCGCGTATCTCAGGGATATGTTTGACGAGTATACGGCAGCGGTTCAGATCAGCCGGGTCGTACGGATAGCCGAAATGGGTACCGTAAACAGGTTTCTTCAGACCCAGTGCGATCGACGCCATAGTAGCCGAACTGACGCCGACTTTACCCATACTCATCCATTCGCAGACTTTCATTGACAGATCACTCATTTTTTAACACTCCGCAATATGAACGGTTCGACTTCCCGGGCGTTGAGTTTATCGTCGTCAAGAGCCTGGAGTTGTGCGAGTACCAGTCTGGTTTCAAAGTCAGTAAGCACGCGGGCATACGCTTTACCGGTATTGGCGTCACTGAACACGACAGCGACAGATTCGGGTTTAATTTGTGCCATCGGCGGTTACCTCCAGGCCGATAGAGCGCAGGTAATTGATAACTTCGTCACGGTCAAGTGATTCACCTTCTGGATCGGCGACCATGTACGCTTCATCAATATGATATCCTTCCGGCTCATAACGCGGAATGTCTTTCATGTCGACAGGGCGTCGTAATGCCTCTACTGCAGCTTTGATAATGGCTTTGTTGCCGATCGACATGTTCGGCCATAATAGGCTTTCTAATGCATCGGCGATCTGTGCGTTATTCATTCTCGGTTACCTCACTTTGTGCGTCTTGCCAGCACGCCCACAGATTGTCTGTGAATGCGTACACATAATGATTGTGGTGAACACTTTTCTTTAGTAGTTCGCCCTGACATGGAAATCTCTTACAAAACCAGCGTTCGAACCGCTGTCGCTTATCGCTCACTCTGTGTCTCCTTTGGCTACTTTATCACGCGCGGTGCGTGCGTCGTCTAAACTGACATACCCGTATCCGTATGGCTGGTCGGGTGGGGGTGGGGCTTTACCGTCATTGCGGGCGAGCAGGTCAGGGAACGGTCCGGTATACCAGCCCAGGTCGCCGGCGTGTAGCAGGCGCACATCTTTCCAGGCATAACCCGTGCCCATGTCCCAGTTGAGCTTTACGCGCACCATCGGGGCGTCCATAGCGGCGATCACTTCTTCCTCGCTGACCGGCTCGGTGCTCCACTCATTCACCCACCAGGTAAGGTCATACACGCTGAGAGGCTTGTTGATGCCCGGACCGTACCAGAGCAGGCCGCGTTTGATAATGCCCGCGTACAGCACGCCGCGCCAGTTGATACCGTGGTCCGGAATATCACTGTTGAAATGCAGTCCGGTCAGTCCCCGGGCTTTCGCCACTGCGTTAACCTGGGCGGCGCGGGCAGTGTGTCCCGGTACCGGAAACATTAACTGCTCGGCGACGGCCGCTGACAGCATGTGTGGGTCAACGTCATAACGTGTACGGGCAGCAGCGATACATTCCTCAGCATTATCCGGAATACCTATACCGATATAATAACCGTCCTGTCGGTAAGTTTTATTCCCGAAGAACGTTTGTACACGACGCATATCGAAATACGGGTCGAGTTGCTTTATATAATTATGAATCTCTTTAACCGGAGTTTTGAAATTCATATCACGTACTATTTTAAAGTCACTCAGTAATAATGACATTCTTAATAAACCCTTTTGAGATAGTGACGGATAATGTGCCGAGTATATTTACCGGCGCACCGGTATTATTAAAACGACCTTTTTCGTCTACACAACCGAACTGTGTCAGCCAGTAGTAAGCGTGAAATTCATCCACATGATCCGGGATTTTTGTTGTGTGCCCTGGTGAGTACATCAACTTGTTTAGCCATCCGTACGTCTGTTCGGGTATGACAGGTGCAGCGTTCAGGATCACTGTCTGGGTCTTCCCGAGCAACGAAACGTTACGCAAGATGGTGCCCCCGGAAATCATCGCCGCCTCGCGTGGAGTCAAACCGTGTGGAATGGCTGATACGGAATTTTTAAGATGAGTTAACATTGGACCTCCTTTATATGCTGTTATAAATAATATCACGTTGTTTCGTTATGTCAACTGTAATTATTTTAGACTGTCAGGGCGCGGGGTGGAAGTGCGGGCAACGTAACTTATTGTTTTGTTAGTACAAACCCCTCATTTCGAAAATTTACATCGTTTTCGATTCCTCTATAGTATTTCGAAACTATATATATATATATGATACAATACCTAATATACTCTTATATTATATATATTTATTTAATTATAAAGAATAATAAGGGGTATAGGGTGTAAAACCGGTTTAGCAAAGACATGGCGACCCACCCTGAACGTTGGTTATCCACAGGGGTAACCGGACTTATCCACATATCCACATTATTCCGGTTATTCTTACGATTCGGAATAATTGGAATAATCGTTGCGGCGTCTTGACGGTGTGGTATACTCAGCGGTATGTGACGAGTGGGCGGAGTGGGCAACGTGAAAAATAAACAGGCAGTCGAATTGCTGACTGAATTTAAATCCCGAGGCATAACCTGGGAAATTAAAAATGGTTTCGTATTATTCGATGCGGCTAAATTAAACACGTCGGATATTATGAAACTCGCCGGTTTTAAAAACGAGCAACTAATATCTGCGGCTGAGAATTTAAAATGACTCTTAATGAACTGCGCGCTAAATTAGATCCGCTGGATGCAAAGTTTTGCGACTTGTATATTCAGCGCGATATTAATAATCTGGAGATTGCAGACATTGCGGCTAAACTGTGGCCTGACATGTTGCACCCGGCGCAGAAAGCGGCGCGCGTTCTGAAACGTCCTGACGTACAAGCCTACCTGACTGCGCTGCAGTCTGACTTCACGCACGGCGTCGAGATGCAGCTTGCAGAAATCCGTCTGCGTCTTGCCCAGGATGTCCGCGGCGTGCACGACCGTTTCCCGTATCTGGAGTGGCTACCCGTTCAGGATGAGAAGGGGCGCACCCGGTTTAAACCGCACATCCTGTCCGTCGATGACATCCCGCCGGAGGATCGCCGGTACATCGCCATGTTGGAAGAATCGGACAACGGCTATTACGCCGTGACGCTCGTTGACGACCTGCTACCGAAAGACCGTAACAAAGCGTATGAAATGCTGATCCGTATGCAAGGTGGTTTCAACGACAACGTGAACCTCAATGCCAGCGTGCGCACCGTCACCCCTGACGACGTGAATAACGCACCTGACAGCAAGACGGCGTGCGACCTGTATCAACAGGCTATGAAAGGTTAAAAAGAGCGTGCGGCAATGCACGTTTTTATTTGTCGTTACTATAAAATAATTGTTGACGACGTACAACGTAAGGCGTACTATTACCTCAACGAAACGAAATTGAGGAATTGAAAATGTTCGAAACTAAAGCTGAATGCGAAGCATACATTGTTGAAACTTACGGTGCTGACTATGTGAAATTTGATATTGTGACAGCACAGAAAGTCGGACCAACTACAGCTCGAATGCTGGGAATCAAAGAGGGGTATTACCCATCAAATGCCTACTAATTACATACCGAAATGCCTTCGTGAAATACCGAAGGCAAAACGTGTGCCACGTAACCAGGCTATCAGACAGGCAAAAATAGAGGCTTACAACGAGGCGATCCGTATCATTTCTGATAAATGTCGGATTGAAAAGAATGACCGAATGAAATGTAATATGTATAACGCAATGAGCGAGATATCAAGATTGCGGGACGCACTGTAAAGGTCTGTGTTAGCCGTGATATACTCCCCTCATAGCACAGGGGAGCACCATGATAGACAAATCAACTTATCAAGCCCTGCGTGATGCGGGGCTATCTCATTTTGACGCTGTGTCATCCGCAGGCGGTGATCCGCGCATATCGTATTTCTGGCCATCAGACCACAAATCAGAGTGCGAACGCCGTATCAGATTGCTGCACCGTCTGCGCGCCGATCCTGAATTAGCGCGCGCCGCACATATCCACTACAAACACCACCCTGTCGACTGGTGCCTGGACTGGGCAACGACATACGACCCGCGTAATGCAACGCGCGGTCTGCCGACGCTCATGCCGTTCAGCATGTTTGAACGACAGACTGACCTGATTCAGTTCCTGCATTCCTGTGTGCTCGATGAGGAAAACGGACTGATTGAAAAAGCGCGTGACATGGGCGCGACGGTCGCCGCGTCAGCGTTCAGTGTCTGGCTGTGGCTGTACTGGCCCGGTGCGGCGATCGGTTTCGGTTCGCGCAAAGAGGAACTCGTTGACCGACTCGGCGACCCTAAAACCATATTCGACAAACTGCGGTCGTGTATCCGTAACCTGCCGTCCGATCTATTCTGGCCGAAAGGGTTTCATCCTGACAAGCACATGACCTACATGAAAATCATCAACCCGTCGAACGGAGCGACGATCGCCGGTGAAGCGGGTGATAATATCGGTCGTGGTGGTCGTACGCTCATTTACTTCAAAGACGAAGCACAGCCTGTCACATCGTTGGTACTCACCCCTTCAGGATTCGTTCAGATGGGTGACATTCAGCCAGGGGACAAGGTGATCGGTGCGAAAGGTGAACCAGTAAGTGTCACGCACATCAACCCTTGCGGAAGTCATGAAACATACCGTGTTCATTTTAGCGACGGCACATATGCTGACTGCAGCGAAAACCATCTGTGGACACTAAATAAAACATGGGGTAAACGAGAAACAGTTACACGTCGTCTCTCAGCGTTCAAAGATGACTATTTTTACGAATCGCCAGGCGGACAGAAACAGTATAAGTATCGGGTACCAGTGTGCAAACCCGTGCAGTTTGATAACCCTGGCGAATTACCTCTACACCCTTACATTGTAGGCGTCCTGCTCGGTGACGGCTCGATTAAACACGTACCGAAGTACCGACCGAGTTTCACATCCATTGATCAGGAAATTGTTGACAACGTTTCATCGCGTTTACCTGATGATTGTGTACTGGGTCATTCCGAAGGAACTATCGAATACAGACTGAATGACGCAACAGGTCGACGCGGACAAGGTAAAATAAGTCGGGCCAGTGCAGCAATAATGTCAGCGGGTATCGCCGGTCACGGCGCTGAAACTAAGTTCATCCCTGACATGTACAAAATGTCATCGGTGACTGACCGCGTAGAATTGTTACAAGGCCTGATGGACACAGACGGATCCGCATCTGGCGGCGTAGCGAGTTTTCATTCTTGTTCTGAACGTCTCGCGCGTGATGTAATGTTCATCGTTCAGAGCCTGGGTGGAACCGCGACGTTAAACGTTAAACCTGACCACCGTGGTTTCCGTGATATGTTCGTTTTGCACATGTGGATACCTGACGTCACACCTTTCAAACTGACACGAAAAATAAAAGCGTTACGTCCTCGCAAGCACCCGACGATGCGTACGATAGTCAATGTTGAGTCGTTAGGAAAACAGCCTGTGAAATGTATCACGGTTGACAGTCCGGACGGTTTATACCTGACTGATAATTTCGTCGTTACTCACAACTCAGCGCACTATGAACGCCCTGAACTCATCGAGGCGGCGCTGGGCGATAACACCAACGTGCAGATCGACATCTCGTCAGTTAACGGGATGGGCAACGTGTTTCACCGCCGTCGCATGGCTGGCTTTGAGTGGAACTCGGGCTGCACTGCGCCGCCGGGCAAGACGCGCATTTTCATCATGGACTGGAGCGACCACCCTGGCAAGACGCAGATCTGGTACGACGCGCGCCGACAGAAAGCTGAGGATGAAGGTTTGCTGCACGTGTTCGCCCAGGAAGTCGACAGGGATTACAGTGCGGCGGTCGAGAACATCCTGATACCTGCAGCATGGGTGCAGGCAGCGAAGGGTGCACACCTCAAACTCAACCTGTCACCATCTGGTAAGCGCACAGCCGGGATGGACGTCGCGGACGGCGGTAGCGATGTGAACGCCCTGTGTATGATGCGCGGTATGCTCGTTGAGCACATGGAGACGCTAGCCGGTGACGGTGACGACGCGTACTATGATTTCCACGCCAAAGCTGCACAACGCGGCGCACACGAATTCTGGTACGACGTAACGGGCATCGGACGCGCTGCGAAAGTTGCCGCGAAGAACACAGAGAACGAAATGCCGGTGTTCGCCTGGGTGCCATCCGGCGCGGTGGTCAATCCGCATGAGTCGATCATGGGTGAGGGTGATGACGATGTAACTCGCACGAACCGTGACCATTACGCCACTCTCAAAGCACAGGCGTGGTTCTATCTGCGCCGCCGGTTCAAAAAGACGTTCGACTGGGTGCGCAATGGCATTCCGTGCGACCCAGATGACATTATCAGCTTGCCGGAAAAAGCACCGTGGGTTGACAAGCTGATAACGGAACTCGGTCAGGTGACGTACGGTTATCAGTCCGGCGGCAAGGTCATCGTGAACAAAGCGCCAGCGGGCACGAAGTCGCCTAACATGGCGGACGCCCTGGTCATTGCTGCGATGCAGCCTAAACCTAACGCTAAGGTAATTGCCCGTCGTGCCACACCGCGCGCCGGACTCGTTCAGTCAGGTGCAGGTAATTACGACGGATTATAAAATAATTGTTGACAGTGTGAACAACGCGGGACTACACTCGCACTGTCAATTAAACACAGTGAGGAATGAGAGATGAGTAATTTATTAATCGGTAAAGTAATAAACGACATGAGAATTGCTTCGGATCAGCAAGCAATTCTGTTTGTTTGTAACAACGGTGAACAATTAGTTGCCCGTGTAGACGGTGACTGCTGCTCCTACAGTTGGATTGAAAACATTGAAATGCCGGCTTTGGGTTTCCCTTTCACGATTCTATCAATTGATGATCTCGATTTACCAGGCAGTGATGATAACCATCCTGAACATGACTGTCTTCAGGTATATGGCGCGAAAATCATCACTGATAAAGGTGAAATGATTATTGACTATCGTAATGCATCAAATGGTTACTACGGCGGCAACATGGTCTGGCCTGATGATGAAGACACTTATTTCTACGGAGGTGTGCACGGGCAGAACGTCTCAAATGAAGACTGGCAACCAATCACTGAGTAGTCTATACTAACCGTGCTCACTGATGTTATTTGCCGCTGTAACAGGCGGCTCTTTTTGGGCGTAATCGTAAAATAATTGTACGGAGTGTGATAAATGTGGAAATATATCAAAGGTGACGAATCCGATTTTGAAGGCGCGCCGGACTGGGCTACAGTGGCAATTAAATGTGTGACCCTTCCAGGGTCAAGTATTGACTATGCTGAAAAACTTGAAAAAGGGGCAAGAGTTTTATATGTAGATGACAATGAGGAAAATACTATTTTAGATCCTTCCGTTTGGTATCTGATTGCCGAACGTATCAAAGTCGACGATTACAAATTGATACGCGACAAAGCGGTCGAGCAGATGATGTCAACACCTAAACCATGTGGTTTCGCAATCCAGGGTATCTGTGAACAACTTTACGACGCGATCGTTGCAGGAAAGATTGACGGTCTGGGCAAGGTGGGCTAGTATTTATCGTGTGCGTTAACGGCTTAACAGCTTGAGGTATTCCAGTTCCTCATTACCTAATCTGGCGCACTGGCCCGGTGTAATTAATAATGGGCACCCAACTGTAACGACGCTTCAAATGGTAGGCCTGCCGCTCTTCGATACACCGCGAAGCTGGGAGCGTCGTTACAGTTGTGGTGAATGCGCAGGCTGATGCGCGCAGGAGAGCTTCGAAAGAACAAGGTGCCTGTATACGAGCCAGAGTTCAGCACCGGCCACCACAACGAATCACAACCCGACGGGAGGTGATCACTATCTTGCTGACAGGTAAGCTGTAAGCCGCCGGGTTAACATTGTGAAATGTGATAACGGCGACGAATTGCCGCATTGACGTGCGGTTTTCTTTGGTCTAAAGTATAAAACAATCAATCGCGGAGTGTACGAAATGAAACTACTATTAACCGCAATCGCCCAGCTGGTCAGCGCATCACTTCATGCTGAGACTATCTGGGTGACTAAATACGCACTGACTCGCGGCGTTCAGAAATTCGAAAGCGCACAGTTGTTCGCTGACGGCAATGTCGCAGTGGTGGGTGACACGTATTTCCGCAAAGGCGAGTATTACCTGTCTGAACAGGACGCCAAAGAACGCGCCGAAACGCTGCGTAAAGCACGCATCACCGCACTGTTACGTGAGCTTGAAAGATTACAGGCGATTAAATGAATATTTTATTCGTATTACAATGCAAATGTGCTGTCGCGGCAGCACTGGGGGATGCTGAGATGTTCCACCAGGCACATCATCAGTTCGAAATTATCGTTACAGCTAAAGAGGTGAAGTGATGAGCATCAAACAAAGTTTAGACAAATGGATTGCCGAGTTTGAATCAGATGGCATGTGCGACATCAGTGACCAACAGGTTATTGCTCTGATTCGTGGGTATTCTGCTCTTGAAGCCAGATGCGCGGCGCTGGCTGCGGAGAATGCAAAACTAGTTGACTGCGCAAACTTTTATCGGCTTAAATCCAAGCCGATAAAAGTTTGCGTTCGGAATCGAATACCGGCCAACAGAGCAACTTCTTGATGATTGCGGAAATACAGCAATTGAAGCAATCAAAACCCCAGCAACCGACGCTTTCCTGGCTGAAGTGCGTGCGCAGGGTGTGGAGATGTTTGCTGACAGCCTGCTGTGTCCAGACCTTGATGACACTATCCGTGAATTCGCCGACGAGCTTCGCAAAGGAGTGCAGTCATGAGCAACGGATTCCCTGAATGGTGGAAGCACGGGCAGAAGGTACGCACGCGCAGAGATGGCATCCTGACGCTGAATGTTGCGCCTGACGCCGAATACTGGCTCACCAATGATGAAGGCAAAGAGGTGTATGTATTCTCGGCTGACATCCTCGGGCCGGTGAAAAACGATGCAGAAGGAGGCCGCCCAATGAGCAACATCGACAAACGCGCATTACGTGAAGCGGCAGATGCAGCAAATAAATCCTCATGGGGTCGCTGGGAATCATACCACCCACACAAAGGCGCGCGGGGCTATGAGGTGAAGGTTGGCGTGAAAGCGGTAGCGCAACATTGCCTCAAGGTTGATTCAGTATTCATCGCCGCAGCCAACCCCGCCACCGTACTGGGGCTGCTGGATGAGCTGGAAGCCGTACAAACGGTTTCTGCTGCACGCCTTGTAGCAATAGACACTACCCACAAGATGTTTCAGCGTGAGCGAGACAGGGCAGAGAAAGCAGAGAAGCGGATTGCTGAGCTGGAGGCGCGGGAGGTTGTACTTCCACAGCGCTATAGCATGTTGCATCGCGTCGATTTCGATGAGCCCTATCACACGGAAATGGTTTACAAGCAGCATCAGGTTCTTGAGGCACTGCACGATGCTGGAGTCAACGTAGCCGCCGCAGCCGGTAAAGGAGAGGCATCATGAAAACTTTCACCATTGGCTGGCTCAACAAATGCCGTTGTGGCAACAAATCACACTCAGTAAAGACCGCTCGCGGAAACGAAAGTGCCTTGTGGGATGACGATGCCGTTAAATGCAATTCTTGCGGTCGTGGCGGTGTCATTCAGGTCTGTGAGGGACAGGCGCGCGTTTTATGGGAAACCGATGAAGAGATGGCTGAGGGAAAACCCATGAGCACTATTACCAAAGAGTGCATCGCAAACCTCCTTCAGTTCAATTCTGAAGGTAGTAATTGTCAGGCCAATGCAGAGCAGTGGGAAGTACACGAGCTGGCGCGTATCGCACTGGCATCGCTCGAAGCAGAGCCTGTGCCCGCTGCGATGGAAATGGATGATGACTTTGACAGCGCGTTTGAACACGGAAAAGCTGTCGGCTGGAACGCCTGCCGCGCCGCCATGCTTCAGTCGTTCGGTAATTCCGAACAACTCAACTCTCCGGTGATTCCGGATAGCTGGGTGGCTTGCAGTGAGCGGCTTCCAGAAAACAAACCCGGGAGCTATGAGTATTTGGTATTCGAGGATCTAAATAATCGGGTCCAACACGATTACTGGAATGTACCGGATGCAGGTGATGATTGTCAGTTCACACCATTCTGGAATCATTACGGTCGCTACGTCACCCACTGGATGCCACTGCCAGCAGCACCGCAGCAGGAGTAACCCATGAACAACATACTTTTCATCGGCATTATTTGCATGCCGTACATCCTCAACGCACTACAGGAAATATTATGCAACTTGCAATTCTGATCGTAGCTGGAACGCTGAGTATCGTCGGGTTTGTTTTACTGTTCGAAGATATTCAGCACCGCAAAGGGTGGAAAGAGTATTTAGCCGATACAACTATTATTCTTTCCGGGGCATCAGCGTTTACCTGGGTGGCGATGCAATATGCGTAGCGACTTTCCTTATGAACTGTACACAACGCCGTTAGCCGTCAGGCTGGCGGTGAAGTACACCAACGAGGAAATACAGATCGGCGATAATGTCTATCTGTATTTCGAGCACACCGTGACGGATTACTGGGTGATCCACGCCACCCGGGAACTGATTGACGCGATCAGGTTCAATCTGTCATTACCTTACTGGGAGGGAATGCGCGAAACGTCATACTGGTTCGACATGACTGCTCACTATCAGACTGTACTGACAGGTATGTCATACGAGGAAGTGCGCAAATGGTATCCGAAAGGTGCAGATTTAACAGATAGTGTGCTAATCTCAGACTAATCTGATAACACGCGGGTAACAGTATGAAAATCACGGACCAGGAACTGAACGATGAACTAAAATCCGGGAAAACAGTACGACAAATTGCTGCAGATCGCGGACTTGATGTCCGCAATTTGTGGCGACGTAAAAGAGGCCTTGCTGCGAAAGGTCACGGACACGGCGGCGATGTGTCAAAACTCGTACCGGACGGCTACAAAGTGAAAGGTACGTCCACGCTCACCGACGCTGCAGGCAACACAAAACTGCAGTGGGTTAAGACCGACGTTGACGCCGATCATCAGCTTGAAATGATGCAGCAGGCGGTCAAAGCGTTGTGCGCGGATATCACACCTGTCGATCCGGTTTCTGGTCCGGGTTGCGTCTATAAAAATCTGCTCAACCTGTACACCATCAGCGACTTCCACCTGGGTATGATGGCCTGTGAGGAAGAAGGCGGTGCAGACTTCGATGTGAAAATTGCCGAAGAACTGTTTGATAAATGGTTCAGTCAGGCACTGCGTTCATCCCCTGAAGCGGATATCGCCGTCATATCCCTCCTGGGGGATACTCTTCATTACGACTCACTGAAACCTACCACCGTTGAATCTGGTCACGTTCTGGCGGCCGACACGCGTTATTTCCGTATGATTGAGATCGTAATGCGTATGACCCGTCGCGCTATCGATATGGCGCTGCGCCGGCATAATAAAGTGCACGTGGTGGTCAGTCAGGGTAACCATGACCCCGCGTCGTCTCTGTGGCTCACACAGGCGCTTAATCTGCTGTACGACAATGAGCCGCGTCTGACCGTCGACCCGTCACCGGACGTATTCAAAATGTTCCGTCACGGAGACACTGTGCTATTCTTCCATCACGGACATCGTGTCCGCTTCGACAGTATTGAATCAGTGATGATCGGCAAGTTCCGTCGCGACTTCGGTGAAACGAAATACGCGTACTGTCATGTTGGTCACCTGCACCACCAGAAAGTTGTCGAGTCGCGCAACATGATTGTTGAGCAACACCGCACTCTGGCGGCTAAAGATGAATACGCATCATCTGGTGGATGGTTCAGCGGTCGATGCGCAAATGTTATAACGTACCACAAACAATACGGCGAAGTGAGCCGCCTGACTATCAGCCCGGAGATGTTACGATGAGACTAACACTCAATGTAAAAATGTCGTGGTGGGTTACGTGTTACCTGCGCACGCTGCAGTTTGTCGCGGCGGTGATGGGTACCGAACCTGATTACAATAAGGTCGCGAAATTTATTATCGACCACGGTGTGAAATTTGAGGTGAGTAAATGAAAATTAATAGCGACCAATGGATAAAATCCGGATCGCCTGAAATTAAAATATTTCTCGATGACGTTGCGCAAGATTCATGTATTGAAGCCGACGATAATGTTGGTTACGTAGTGGTCAATAAACGCAATGAACACGGTGACTGGGTGATAGGGTGCGGTGAAATTCAAACTGAAAAACTCACAGGCAATGTGAGAATCGAATGCGATGACTGGCTGCGTGAAAAATTCACCGGACATCGCCTCGTCATCATCGAGTCACCATTTGCAGGTGACGTTGAGAAAAATACCCGTTATGCCCGCGCCTGCGTGCGCGACAGTTTGCTGCGTGGCGAAGCGCCGATCGCCTCACATTTACTTTACACGCAGGAAGGTATCCTGAATGACGATGTGCCAGCAGAACGTAAGCACGGTATCGACGCAGGGTTATCATGGCGTACCGTTGCACAGGCGAGCGTTGTCTATACTGACCTGGGTATAAGCAAAGGTATGGAATATGGTATCAAAGCGGCACAGGATGCCGGGGTACCGGTAGAATATCGCACCCTGCCCGTCTGGTAATAGACACCCCGCCCAACGCTCTGTTACACTAAAGGGAATATCAATGTAACGGAGCGTCATTCCGATGACACAGAACATTCCCGCCGCTGCCTACAGCTACGGACGTACCGCAGCGAATGGCGCTATCCAGGTTGACGACGATTTCCTGCCGGCATTGCGCGGCGAGTTACGCAAACGCGTATTCACTCAGATGAGCCGCAACGATGAAACGCTGGGCGCGCTGCGCACGCTGATCACCGCCATTATGCTGACCGTACCGTGGGAGATGGACGCCGCGGAAAAAGACACGTCGAAAGAGTATGCTGACCTGGCGCGCGATATCATTATTGACTCAATGGGCGACCCTGCTGACCCGTACCCCGGATGCACTTTCAACGATTTCCTGCAGAACTGCTACACCGTCCGTGAATGGGGTTACGGTGTGTTCGACGTCTGGACGTATAAGCGTCAGGACGGGCGAATCGGTATCAAAGAGATGGTGCTGATCGGTCAGAACAGTGTCGAAGACTGGGAGGTCGATGAGTTTGGTCGCGCTACGGCCGTAAATCAGTTTGTCCCGGTGGTCGGTATCACCAAAACGATTACCCGCGACCGTTACGTGCACATTATCAACCAACCTGCATGCGGCTCCCCTGAAGGTGAGTCTATGTATCGCTACGCGTACAAACCGTGGTACTACAAAAAGCGCCTGCAGGAAATCGAAGCGATTCAGGCTGAACGTGGTACCGGTATGCCATTACTGTACGTCGATGCGCAACTGGCGATCGATGCCGAGAGCAGCAACACAGAAACTGCGAATAACGCAAAAGCGCTGTTGGGTCAGTACACGCGTATGCTGCGTGATGTCCGCCAGAACAAGGAATCGGGTCTGCTTATCTTCGCAAGCCCGTACGAGTCGACTGACGCGTCAACAGGGCGTACCACGTTCAGCACCATGCGTACCGCTGAGTTTGAATTTGCCACCCCGTCAGCAAGCAACGCTGTAGACCTGGACAAAGTGATCCGCCGTTACGACATTGGAATGGCGCGCACCGTGCTCGCTGACTTCCTGTTCCTGGGTACCAGCGGTTCCGGTGGCAACCGGTCACTGTCTGATAACAGTACGTCGCTTTTCCTGAAAGGCGTACAGGCGTTCATGGAAACGATCGCGTCGACGCTTAACCGCCAGTTACTGCCGATGATCTGGAAACTGAACGGTCTGCCGGAAGATATGATGCCTACGATGCGCGTCGGTACAGCTATGAAGGAAAGTCTGACAACGCTCGGCACGTATATTCGTGACCTTGCCGGCGCGGGCGCACTGACACCTGATGAAGCACTGGAAGAATTCCTGCGAAGTGAAGGTGGTCTGCCCGAGCGCAGCGATGAACTGACGCGAGGACCGTTGCCGCAGTTATCGGTCGAGGATCAGCAGAACGCCCCGCAGTAGGGGCGTTTTTATTTAAAGTGACCGAAGCGACATCCTGATTCGCATTGAACTGTGACTATCACAGTCTAATATTATGAAATCGGAAAACTTATGTACTAAGTTTTTACCTTTGCGCTTGAAAACTTTAAGGTCACGCACATTAATCAGATGAACGATAAGAGGGTAATACTCAACCGACCCGTTGTTTACTTTTCTTTTGCGTGCGTTGGGTAAATACTCAATGCATTTTTTAACCGAAACATAAGCTGTGCAAAATCTTTCAGCGCGATTACGCACCTCATTGACAAGCTGCTGTTCAATATCATCGGCAATGATGTTGTTAAAGTGGTCAGGCGTCATTTCACACCTCGTACAATACGACACATATCGTTATAAATAACCGGGTGTTTACGGCATCCGTACAGATTGTTGTTGTGACAGGCAGATAGCATTAACGATTTTCTGCCAGGCAAATAACCTTTCATATCTTTCGTATAGTCAATGAATAACCACCGTCCGATTAGAAACCACAGAATGACGTTCATCAATATAAATCCTCGCTAAACAATCGGTCTTCAGGAGATGTTTTAGGTCGTGCAATATTAATTTGCCCGGCTTTTGTGGCAACAGTTAGTGCTTCAAAGCGATCCATGAAAACACCGTACTGATCGACAAAACCTTGTACTTCAGAACTACGGATAATATAAGGTTTCCAGAATTCAAGATTTTGTAGCATTACCGGGCAGTAATGCCGAATGCCAATAAATACTTTCACTCTCCCATCTTGTGTCTGATATTGATTAGCTGCACATACTACCCGTCGCTTTGTCATACACACGCCCTCATGATAATCAGCTGGTTGATGTAGTCGTCTATTTCGGCGCGGATCTTCTCGCGCGCTTCCGGTTCGGTTTCACAGTCGTAATGCGTCAGCCTGGTAAACTCCAGGTAGTCACGTTCGACTGTCGGTTTACCGTTTGACCCGCCGCGGAGCCGGACACCGAGTTGTGGGATTGTAACCATGTGCACCTCGTTCGTTTGCGATAGTTATAAAATAATCGTTGACAGCGTGTAAGTCAATCCCTATAGTTCAATCACACCAAACAAACGGAGTGGAAAATGAAACTGTTAGAATTGTTAGTTAAAGAGCGGATTGAATGGCACCCGGAAGCCCTGTGCTACACGCAGGATGGAGACAATATGAGTGTCTATCCTTATTATGTTAAAAATCCCATTAGGAACAATGAGGTATGGGTTTCAAAAGGGTGTTTAACAGGAAACGGTATTGACGTAACGGAACTCGCCGACGACTGGCAAACCGCCATCGTGACCAAAGAACAGTACGACAACGCGTGCAAGCTGGTCGACGACGGTTACACACTGTGGTTCGGCGGTGAATGTCCGGTGAACGTGAATGCTCATGTTGAAGTTGTTTTATGCGGTGATGACTTAGATGGACGCGACAACTTCAAAAGAGCATCAGACTGGCGCTGGGAGTGGGAAGAAGGTTTGACGAATATTATCGCGTGGAGACATTATCGAAAACCCGAAAATTTTGATTGCCCATGTCAGATGACGCATAGTTTTAATGACCCTTATAAACCTGTAGACGTCGTGAACCATCCGTCACACTATACTAACGGTAAGGTCGAGTGCATTGACGCGATCGAATCGGCTACCGTCGGCAAGACAGGTATTGAAGCGGTCTGCGTGGCGAACGTTATTAAATACCTGTGGCGTTATGAAGATAAAAACGGCCCGGAAGATATCAAGAAAGCACAGTGGTACCTGAACAAACTGATCGAGGTGAAGAAATGAGAACTGTAACCGTACCAGCAGAACACATGCGCGCGATCAAACCCTGGCAGACCGCTCAGTATCGTATTGAGTCGTGGTTAGCACAGAACGGCTGGCCGTTCCGTAACTATGACCTGACAAACCAGGGTGAAGCACTGTCAACCAGTCTTGACCGCAGTAAGTTGTCGATCAGACATTTCCCGGATCAATCCGTTGAGGTGAGCTATGACGGTGAATTTGTATCAGGTCGTTGATGATATCCGCCGCGATGCGGAAAAAGCCGGGTCAGGTTACCGTGCGAATCATGAGCGCGCAGGCGGTATGTTAAGTGCCGCGGCGCGACTTGAAACCGCACTGAACGCGCAGGTTACGTACCAGACCGGCGAGCAACCGAAAGAAGGTGACACGGTGGCATGCGGCGGCGATGAGTTTCGCGTTGACAGCGTGGATTACCGGCGCGCACTGGTAAAAGGTGCGATGGATCCGACTGGATACGCAGCTTCATGCTGCATCCTGATTAAACGAGGTTGATATGACACCGAACGGCATTTACGACTGCAGGTCGACGTATGAGCGAGAATACTGGCGCGACGGTCATTGCTATGCTACTCACCCGGGCATTCTGGTTGACGCTGCGGCACACAACCAGCCGCATGCCGTAAAGCCGTTCGGTACATATCCTGAAGTGCCGGCACAGCCCGGTGCATTACTTCTTAACGATATCGGCGCACTGCGCGCCGTGAGGATTGTAGACCATGCGCTGGACAAAGCGTCAGGACGAACTGCTTGAACGTTACGTAAAAGAAGGAATGTCGGTGAAATGGATTTCGGATAACATACACCGTACTGAGTGTGCCATTAGAAAACGTTTGAGTGACAAAAACATATTGTTACGTGGGTATCGCTGGACGTCAAAACAGCACGAAGAAATTCTGCAGGCATATCGTGACGGTGTACCACTTAAGGTCATTGCGTACAATATGAACACGACCCATGCAAATATCAGGATGATGATATACAATGCCCGTAAGAAAGGTTTAATAGGGTATCGTTATAATGTCCGATCCGTTTCCGGCTCTCAGTGCCAAAACTGAGCGTGCCATCAATGATGCACTTTTAACTGTATGGCAATCTGTCAAGCAGGCGTACACCCTGACCCAGATTGAACAAGCATATTTGCAAGGCGGCATACCGGGCGTGATGTCGTTACTGGACAATCTCGACCCGGTACTGGCCGCCAACCTTTCCCCGACGTTACAGACAGCGATGATCGAATCTGGTCGCGCTGTTATCGCCATTCTGCCCGCTGCAGCCATCACAACCCCCGCCTGGTTACCGTCGCTTAGTCTGAGCGCGTCACGTGCCGCTATGCAGTACGAGTTTGACCTGATTCGTGATATCAGTACGACGACGAAAGAAGCGGTGCGTGCATCCGTCACAGAAGCTGTAGCGACCGGTAAGCCGCCGAGGGCAATTGCGCGCCAGTTCCGCAGTACGATCGGCATTACTGACGGTCAGCAGAAGTGGGTCAGCAATTATCGCCGCGCGCTGGAGAACGGTGACACGACAGCACTTGATTACAAGCTGCGTGACGCGCGCTACGACGCGTCTGTGCGTAACGGTACGCTCACCCAGGAAAAAATTGACACGATGGTGGAGCGCTACGAACAGCGCCTGATTAAGTACCGCAGCGAGGTCATTGCGCGCACTGAAGGTTTACGTGTGGTGGAAATCGGTCAGTTCGAAAGTGTTAAACAAGGCATCGACGGCGGTCACATTGACCCTGCGACAGAGAAAGGCTGGGTGACCACGCAGGATCAGCGTGAAAGACCCTGGCATGATGAACTGCATAAGAAGTGGCTGAAGTTCAACGAGCCGTTTGTGAACAGTCACGGCTCGTTGATGTACCCGCGTGATCCTAACGGGTCGGCAAGCAACACTATTCAGTGCCGGTGCCGTTTGAGATATCGTTTACCAAATCAATAAATAACTCTCGACAATCGTTCCATCCATCGCGATAGTTGCCAGATAATGATCTACTTCTCATCCAGCAAACAGCTTGCTTATTTACACATTCCGTTGGAATACGGTCAAACATTTTATGTTGGGCACCTTTCCAACCCTCCCACATCGCAGCCATCATGATAAACCACTGATTACCGCAGCCGTCTTTCATCTTGTCAAAGAACCAGTCAATGTATTCTTTAGACATACCATGCTGTGACGCTAACTCATAACGATTATCCATTTTTACTCCTTAACCTTAATTCCGGTTTCAGTTAACATTTCGCGAATCCGGCTGATCGCCTGTTGCGCGCCGGACATGTCAGGCCCGTCGAATTCTGTTGAGTCGGGTAACTCAACCTCAATAGCTGCGCGAGATGCCTGCCATGCCATGAATAGCATTTTGTTGAAAATCTCAACCATGCTAGGTGGTATTCCTTCAACCATATCCGGAAACCATTGCTCAAACTGCTCTCTGCTTTTATTCACTTCGATCACCTTCCATCCGAATTGTTCACGATTGCGCGCCGTCACCTCATTGTCAGTGGTGAACAGAACGCGCCCTGATTGATGACACACCTGCCAGTTGGTCAAACCGACAACCCTCCCTCTGTTACAACCATCAACTGACCTTTCATATTAGGATCCTCGCGTAGTGCGCTCAAGTTGTATTCGCACTGCATTAACATCCACTCGGTAGCAGGTTTACCGGTCGCTTTTTCGAAACGTAAAGCCATATCTGGTGTCAGGTCACATTTACCGTTGGTAACGCGACTGAGTTGCGACTCGCTTACATTCAGGCACATTGCCGCAATAGCAAGACGAACATCAGTCAAGTAAGTTTTTTTGAAATAAATACCCGGGTGCATAGTAGTCTCCTTTGTTGAAGTAAGCATATTGTACAACATGCAATTACAGTGTCTAATTCTTTTTCGTTATAACAAATCGCAAAATAACGATTCATGGCTTAAGTAAATTTCGTCAATCTTTGTCAATTAGTGTAAAGAGTACATTTGTTAACAATTGTGTAACAACCTTACGCTCAGGGGTGAGTTTCTACGGGGTGGCTGCAAGCCGCGTCGTTACTGGGTTCACCACGAAAAACCGTACACCCCATACATTGCTCTCTATTCCCTATACAGATCTCACCGTTACTATGATACACAGTACACACTTACCATTATCTAATTTATAGAAAGTAAAGGGTATAAGGGGTAAAGTCAGTAATGGCGCGTTGCCCAACACTGGTCGTACCAGATTTTCAGTTCGGGCCACGGGGTATTTCCGCAGCAATGTTGCGCACCAGACCGTCGCGTGGTACGATCCGCGCAGGAGGACACTGTATGTCTGATAACGTTATCAAAGTTGACGCTGAACGCAGGCTGGTATTTGGCTGGGCGCAGGTGTGTACGAAAAACGGCGCGGAATATTTCGATACCGACAATCAGCACATCCCCGAAAGTGTGACCCTGGATGCGTGGGCTGACTTCATGCGCAACGGTCGCGTGAACAAAGCGATGCATTCCGGTGATCAGGTAGGCGATGTGGCGTTTGCGTTCCCCGCTTATGACGACATTTTCAAATCCCTCGGATTACAGATTGGCGATCAGTCGGGTATTATCGTTGGTGTGTACGTTCAGGACGACGATGTGCTGAATAAATATCACACCGGCGTGTACAAGGGATTCAGTGTCGGCGGTGCTGCAAACTGGGAGGATGTCGAATAATGCGCTTCGATGGTAAATCCAACAAGCAACGTGCCAGAACGTTCAAACTCACTGAACTGTCAGGCGTAACCACACCGGCGCACACCGGTGCTGACGTGACCATTTTCAAAGCTGGCGCTGTCTACGCGTATAATCCGAAAGACGGCGAACCAAAGCTGCGTATTGACGATGCGGCACATGTCGGCGGTGCGATCGCCGCACTCGGCCCAAAAGGTTTTCGCGGTCAGAAAGTCGAAATTCCTGAAGCCGATCTGCCAGGCGTCATTGCCCGTGTCCGAGCAGCGTGGCGTAAGTTCCATCCGGACATGACTGACGAAGATATGCCACAGGCTATCCGTAAGTTTTCCGATGTGACGAAAAGTATTTTCACCGATGAGCTTGACAAACTTGTTCGTGAGAAAAACATGCAGTTGCGCACGCAGCCTGTATGGGATACAATCTGGACGAACGAGCAAGCGTTACGCGAGTCTATCGAAGAAGCGGCGAAACAGGATATGCCTGTACAGCCTATCATCGCAGAGTTCGTAATGAGTCTCGCACAAAGTCTTTTAACCAATGAGGATCCTGCAATGTCCGCAGAACTGCAAAAACAGTTAGACGAGGCAACCGCGCAGATCGGAGTGCTGACCGCAGAAGCGGGCATGAGCGATGCGCAGAAAGCCTATTACGGCACGCTGGATGAAACCGCTAAGGCGTCATTCCGCGCTCTCGATAACACGACTCGCGACGTGATGGTTGATACCGCTAAGTCAGCCGACGAAGTGGTAAAAATTAACGGTGCTGAAATTCGTAAATCGGCCGTCGGCGCTGCAACTTTTGAAGTTCTGAAAGCACAGCAGGCCACCATTGCTAAACAGGCTGAAGACGCCGAAGTAGCTAAATTCGAAACCCTGGCTAAATCAGCCGATTTCGAAGCGCTGCCGGGTGAAGTCACTGCAAAAGGTGTTGCACTGCGTGCCATCGATGCGCTGCCAGAAGTTGCTAAAGCCGCGATCACTTCCATGCTGAAAGCCGGCAGCGAAGCGATGAAAGCGCGCCATACCCCAGCCGGTCACAAAGTTGATCTGGAAGGTATGTCCGCACAGGACAAACTGGATAGTCTGTCCAAAGCGTACGCGAAAGAACACAACTGCTCTGTTGAATCCGCGATGGTCAAAGTCATGGAAACTCCAGACGGTGCTGAACTGTACAAACTGATCGAGCAGGGGAAATAAGCGATGGCACATACTTATGTTGCACAAGACGTATCGTATCTGTCCGGCGCTGCAATCGCGTTCGGTCAGGCTGTAAAACTTTCTGGTGACGCCGTCGTACCGTGCTCTGTAGCCGGTGAGAAAGCATTCGGTATCGCCGCATCCGTAGCGACTGCTGCAGGTGAAGCTGTTCAGGTTACCGTTGGTGGTGTGTGTAAAGCACGTTTCGGTGCTGCACTGACTGCCGGCGCTAACGTGACTGTTAACGCATCTGGTAATATCGTTGCTGCAACATCCGGCGACGCGGTACTGGGTCAGGTGGCTCTCGCAGCAGGTAATGGCGAGATCGGTTCTGTACTGGTTGACAAAGCCTAAGAGGGGATAACATGAGTTCTGCAAACCAGCCGGGCATCAACTCGGTACACGTAAACCGCCCGCTTACCAACGTTTCCGTTGCGGTGTGGCAAGAAGATCGATCATTCGCGTTTAACCGCGTATTCCCGAGCATCCCGGTGCAGTCTAAGTCTGACACCTATTTTAAATTCCGTCTGGCGGATTCACTGCGTGATGACATGCGTCCTCGCGCGCCGGGTACCGAGTCTGCAGGTTCAGGCTACAACTTCGACCAGGATAACTACAGCATTAACGTGTTTGCTCTGCACCACGATATTGCTGATCAGATCCGCGCGAACGCTGACAGCCCTCTGAACCTGGATACCAGCACCACCCGCTGGCTGACCCAGCAGGGTATGATCCGTCAGGAAAAACTGTTTGCATCTCGCTACCTGACTGCAGGCGCGTGGGGCATCGATATCACCGGTGTTGCTTCCGGTCCAACCGGTAACCAGGTTCTGAAATGGACCGACGATGCCTCCGACCCTGTTGCTGATGTCAAAAAGTACATGACTCAGGTTCAGCTGCTGGGCGGTATTCGTCCAAACGTGCTGGTTCTGTCTCAGGACGTACGTGATGCTCTGGACACCAACCCGGCTATCATCGACCGCATCAAGTATTCCGGCGGTATCGGTAACAACACCCCAGTCGTGGTGAACGATAACGCACTGGCGCAGGTGTTCGGCGTTGAGGAAGTTGTTGTGTCAAGCGCAATTGCTTCTACCAGCAACGAAGGTGCGTCTACCCTGACTAACGCATTCATCAGCACCGGCACAGCTCTGCTGGCTTATCGTAACCGTACTCCGGGTATCGACCAGCCGACCGCAGGCTACCGTTTCAACTGGACTGCTTATCTGAACGCCCAGGGCGTACAGGTTAAGAAATTCCGTATGGAACATCTGGAAGCGGATCGTGTTGAAATCAGTTTGGCGACTGATATGCGCATCGTCTACAAAGAAGCCGGCGCGCTGTTCACCGCTCTGGTGTAATTAAATTAGCCCCGCAATGCGGGGCTAATTTATTAGACTCGACACGGCATAATAATCATATACGCTGATTCGTTGTATTTAATTTGAACCGCGCTAGCCGCATCTTGTAAAGTCATGGCATAAGCATTGTTTTTAGTGCCGAAAGCTTTACCAACTTTCGCCGCATCAGCCAGGTAATCGAAGTTCAAACCGATCTGTGACACTTTACCTTCTGTCACGTTTGCTACACGTCGCCAGTCAGGGTAGCGACCGTCCACAATTTCAAGTGGCAGTGTACAAAGCAAGTTATCTTTGTCATCGTGGAAACTTACAGACTTTTCCTCAATGTTGAATAAAGCATGTACGAATTTATTCGGCGCTTTACCTTTCACATCCACAATCACATCGTCGGTAATGCCGTCAATATTGACTTCCGCCACGAACATACGATGCCCGTCAGTAGCTACAATAAAACCTCGTTTATCAAATAGAAAACCATTAAAATAGTAGCGTGTATCGTTTTTAGCACGACAAATTTTCACTCCCGTATACTCTGGATAACCAACTTTAATCATCTCTCATTCCTCACTGTGTTTAATATACTATCAGTATAATCACACCGTACACACTGTCAACAATTATTTTAACCTACCGTATAAAATGCGCACAGGCTATACTGTCTGTCAGGAGGACACAACTATGTCAACTTTCTTTCGTAACAAGCCTGTATTTGCACGTGTAGCATTCACCTACGCTGGCGTTGAGTATCAGCCGGGCGACGAGTTCAAAGCACCGGCGCACAAAGTACAGCAGATGTGGTTTGCACGCAAACTGACGCACGGTATGGAAGCGAAAACTGAGTCACAGAAAAAATCTGATGCAGATGACGCACCACTGGTCACGCTGGAACACAAAGGGGCAGGCTGGTACAACGTGTTGATGTCCGGCGCGCAGATGAACACCGACAAAATCAAAGGTAAAGACGCGGCGATTGAGTGGGCTGTGACTAACCTCGGAGTGACAGTCGACGCTATTGAGGTATAACATGGCGACACAATCACAGATTGACCTGGTAAAGTTGTTTTTTAACGGCAACAATACCATTCTGGCTAACTGGACTGATGAACAGATCGGCACGCTGATTGATAGCGGCATGTCGCCTATTGACTGCGCAATCTTCATGGTAGACAGCACGATGTCGCTGTATACCACCAAACCGAATATCAAAGTCGGTCAGATTCAGCTTGACTGGAACGCCGTTATTAACGGACTAAACAAACTGAAGCTGGATCTGGTGTATCGTAAAAATCAGGGTGCTGGCGATCCTGACCCGTCCGGCGGTTCAACATCACGTCGTATCGGCGGCGGTCTGTTTACCGGCGGGTGTGTGCCTCGTAAATTTGAAGATGGCGCACTGGATAACCCACCATTCAGCGAGTATCCGTAATGGGAAACATCAGCTATGCGGTAGATATTCTTGAAGGTGTTCAGACGGCGATGTCTGAGGTGGGTGAGTCGGCTACCGTCACCCGCACCACTCAAACACGCGACCCGTCGAATCCGACAAAACTGATCACCGTGACCACTACATACAAAATCATCGGCGCACTGATGGGTCCGGTCAGTCGTTTTGACTCTGGCACTCAGACCGTCCGCCAGGTGACACAATGGTATACAGACCTGCTTTCAGCGCAGGATTCGAACAATGTGTATCTGAACGTAATTACTGGCGGCGTACCGGTAATTAACTTCGTGACGAAAGAAGGTGATCGCGTTACCCTGGGCGACGGAACAACGTACACCCTTATGCAGAATGAACAGCCGCGTATAAGCGGTATTCAGGCTGCGGCGTTTCATGAGGTGTCGGCGTAAATGGGGATGCGTGATGATATCAAGCGTGTAAAGGTCGATATTCGCCAGTCTACGGCGAAGGAAATTATCCGACTCGCGCTTGATATCCACGGTGAACTTGTTGACAACCCGCCGCATGGAACACCGGTTGACACAGGGTGGGCATCAGCGAACTGGTGGCCTGCGGTGGGTACGGCACCAACCGGGAATACCGGGACTCCAGAACAGGGAAGTGTAGGCGGAAGACAGGCTCAACAGGCAGCAGGTGTGGCACAGGTTTTGTCATACACTCTCAGCACTACGCCGATTTATATCACCAACAACGTTCCGTACATTAACCGACTGAATAACGGCTGGTCGCAACAGTCACCCGCTGGTTTTGTGGATCGTGCGGTACAAGTCGCCGTATCAAAATTCAGGGCTAAACAATGACGATTAATGATATCCGCGCCGTGATCACCACCCGTTTGCTGAATCTCGGTCTGATTGTTGACGGGGTGGAAATTGACGGAGAGAAATACGATCCGAAAACAACCGATAGCTGGGTTCGACTCACTGTGCAGTTTAACGCCGGTGGAATTACCACCCTGGGCGGTGAAGGTGTATCGCGCCGCCGTGACCGAATCGGTATCGCTTATGTGAACGTCTTTACGCCAATGCAGCAGGGTGTATTCCCGAACGATGAACTGTGCGAACAGCTTGTGCAGGCGTTCGAGGGGCAATGGGCGGATCCGTGCATCAATTACGGTCAACCAACTGGCGTGCGCATCGAGACGGAAGGTCGTGATAACGAATGGTACCTGCAGACCGTCGTTGTACCGTTCACTGCCGAGGTAGTACGTTAATTCGCGTTCTGTGCGTCGCTACGGGTCCGTCGCTCACACCTGAACAGATCGAGTGGGTGAACGCACAGGAATGCTTTAAAATCGCTGTAAACAACGCCTGCTATCTCATATCACAGCCTGACGTCGTACTGGCGGCGGATTATGACTGGTGGATGCATAACAACCCGCCATCAGGTCAGCGTGTCACGTGCAGCCCGTTCGCTATCCCGGGCGTTGACCATTTCGTTTCTTCCGTGCGTGGATCGTTTTCATCCGGCGGTCGGGCGATTGAATACGCTGTAACACAATTAAATGCGACATGTATTGAACTGATAGGTTATGATTTCTCTGTGAAGAATGGGACGCATTGTCATGGCGACCACGGCGACGGGCTGAAAAATCCGGATGCTGTAGTGACGTCACGCTGGCTTGACCACTACCGGAAAATTGCCGAGTGGTTACCGGAAAATGTGCGTGTCGTAAATTTGTCTACTTACACAGAGATACCTGATGACGTATTTCAGAGGATACCATGGTCTGGGCGACAACATATTTCAGCGCCCATTCCTTAAATATTACCCCGGCGCATATCTGCGCACGCCCTGGCCTGAACTTTATCAGGATCTGAACATAAAACCTGTCCGCACTGAAACCCGACTGCGCACCCAGCAGAAGAATGAAACCCGCAGCGCGGTACAGTGGTATCCCGAGCCGAACAAACAACACACCAATGTCGGATACGGACCGCAGGATTTTCGTGTTTATGGTTCGATCATCAACACCCTGCGCCACCAGTTTAACGTCACCGGTCCACTACAGTTTGACCTGCCATCGTACGGTCAGGATCCATTACGTATTTCCGGCCGCGTAGCTGTAATTCGTCCGGTTACGGTGCGCGCGGAATGGGACAGCACATCTCGCGGATGTGACCCTGAATATATTTGCCAGGCTGCTGAGTTATTACGGTCGCGCGGATTTCACGTCGTCAGCGTTGCCGACCTGGAGCCGGGTAAAGAATGGATTGTTGGCGATACACCAAACGCCGACACGTATTATCATCACGGCGAACTTTCGGTCACACAGCTTATGTCGCTGATTGAACGCGCGGACGTGGTAGTGACGCCCGTCGGCTGGGCAGTACCGGCCAGCATTGCATACCAGACACCATGTTTTGTCGTCGCCGGCGGTCGGGGAGGGCATAACGCGCCCCATGTGATCACCGACCCTGATATGAACCTGCAGCGGGTAGGCTGGGCAATCCCGGACGAATACTGCATGTGCACCCAGGCGAAGCATGAATGCAACAAACACATTACCGATTTCACAGGAAAACTGACGAGGTGGTTAAATGTTAACGTGGGATGAAGAACGCGGGTATGGTCACTATCCTGTCAAACAGGAAGACCGCCCTTATGACGCGGCGTATTTTGAAAAGTATCGCAAGATGGCGAACACGCCGATCGGACACGCACTGACGAAAGCGCGCGTCGACCTGGTGCGTAAATATTACCCGGGTTTCAACCTGGTCGATGTAGGAATTGGATCCGGTCAGTTTGTCACGGCGTCAGGGATGCTCGGATATGACGTCAATCCTGCCTGGGTCGAATGGCTGAACCAGCGTAACCGGTTTGCAGACATGTACGCCGGTCAGTACGATGCGATGACGTTCTGGGATAGTCTGGAGCACATCGATGATATGTCCGCCGCGGTACAGCATATCGACCGCTTTGCGTTTGTCAGTATCCCAGTGTTCAGCGGGTATGACGATGTGCTGGCCTCAAAACATTTCCGGCCGGACGAGCATATCCATTACTTTACTGTGGCGGGGCTGATCCGCTGGTTTGACGAGCAGGGGTTTAACTGCCGGGAATACAACCAGATTGAATCGGATATCGGGCGGGAAGGGATCGGAACATTCGTATTTGAAAGAAAGCCCGCGTAGTGCGGGCTGTTTTACTATTTGGACTTACCTTTGGGTAGCAGGAATTCACCTTTTGCTTTTGATAAATCTGTTCCGGTCATCGCATTTTGTAAAGCAATACTTACGGCTGTTTCTACCACTTTATTCAAATTGTGGCGGTTAATAAATTCACGGCGCTGTTCGTACAACCATTCCAGCGTGCGTTCAGTTTCACCGATGCGCTCGTTGAATACACGCATCTGTAGTTCGATTTGTTGTTCGGTCATAACAACCCCTGAATAGCATGATAGTTATACACTGCTTTGACATGACGATTATCACATGTCAAAGTGAAATCATGATTAGAAAGGACTAATATGTCTTTACCAAAGTGAGGATTATCAACTAAACCAGCAAATGGCTGCCAAGAAAATGGCTCAGTGGTCATGACTTTTGCTTTCAGTAAACTTTGGTCAATACGACCAGAGTCGTCAACGAAAGCTGAACAATTTAAAATTTCACAAAGTTTTTCGGCATTTTTAGTTTTACCGCACCCCTGCGGACCTACTAGGACAATTATTGCCATTTTAGTTTACTCCTGTTGATCCGAACCCGCCATTTCGTCCGGTACCCGGGTCAGAAAGCTGGTCAACCACGGTGATAAACGCCGGCTGGTATGGCAACACGATAGCCTGTGCGAGTCGGTCACCTTGCTTGATGCCGTCCAGTACTTCCTGACCGGTCAGCGATTCGGCTTTGAGTTTAATTTTCACCTCGTCGCGATAGTCACTGTCGATCACACCGACGGCATTTGACAGGCTGATGTCATATTTGAAGCCGTGACCACTACGGCTGAAAATCAGCATCACGTGGTTTTCCGGTACTTCGAACGCCAGACCGGTTCCGCAGATAGCGTTACCCGCCGAGTCATATTCGACATTACCGTCGGTTGCCAGATCGAAACATGCGGATCCTGTGGTGGCATATTTCGGAATGACAGCCTGATCGTTTAACAGTTTGATGTTCAGGTTCATTACATTTTTCCCAGTTCACGGGCAGCATAGTAGCCCGCAGTTGTTGACATTTCGGCGGCGTTCCACCCGGCAACATAATCCGGTGAGGTTGACGACATTTTGCGACGGTTGTCTTTCATGCGTTTTTCAAAGTGGTCAGGTGTTTCACCCATCCACGCTGCTTTTTCACCGTCACGGCACGCGGCGGTCAGTGCGCGATCGGTAACCGCGTCATATTCGAAACCGTGCATCACGGCGACAGCCGTTGCCACACGGTCACAGGATACACGCATTTGCGCGCCGGCAACTACAGGTACGAACAATGCTAAAGCGATCAGGATTTTCATTTTGCTTTTCTCCGGCGTTTTGCGGCGCGGCGCTCTGCAGCCTTGCCCGTATGACGATTTGATGACACAGGATACGAGTACCCTAAATTGAACGTATACAATGCTGATGAGCTTGACCATGCCATGCCGGGCAAAAAATTAAAAGGCGGTATTAATGCAACTCGGTTCACTTTTTATTCCTCTGTTATAAAGCGGTTCTTTTCTTCCGGTCGAACCGCCCAAACCGTTAGTATTCACATTTTAACATCTCCATACAGTACACCGATGTTCACTTTAGGCGGGGTGTTGTTCCGCTCTGACATGGCTAACTTTACACACAGCCATACATACTGTCAATAATTATTTTAACCTGTATCACCTCAATTACCCGTGATATACTCTGATAGCACTAGTGTAAATTACTCATGAGGACAAATCATGGCTCTCGATCCGTGCGACAATCGCGCAGCAGACGGCTCGGCTACATCGATTAGCCTGTGCCGTGTTAACGAACCGGACTCCGGTACGGTATGGACTTATCAGGAACCGAACGAAGTCAGTTCATGGGGTGCGTCACTCGAAACGGTTGCCCGTCAGCCTTTGAGCCTCGACCGCGCCGCACGTAAAGGTACCGTAACCAGTCTCAGCGCTGAGGCAGGATTCACCGCCGATCAGTTCATTGACAACCTGGCGTATCTGCTTGACGCACTGGTATTCAGCGTCTGGAAAGGTAACAACCCGAACGGTACAGCATCAACCGGTGCCACTGCGTCAGGTTACAGCGTTGCATCCGGCGGTACAGTTTTCACCCAGGGTACGCTCGTTTATGTCTCAGGTTTTGACATGGCAGCGAATAACGGTCTGAAAGTTGTCGGCTCAGGTTCAACGAACACGAATATCGCGGTGACCGGTCTGACGGTCGATACCAGCGCGGGCACCGTGTACAAAGCAGGTATTCGTTATTCAACCGGTTCGCTGACGATGGATGCACAGGGTAACCTGGTATCTGCTGCGACTGCTGTAGACTTCACCACGCTCGGTCTGACGCCTGGTCAGGTCATCGGTCTGACCGGTTTCAGCACTGGTGCTGACGGTACAGCGCGCGTGCGTCAGGTAACCGCTACACAAATCACCCTGGATCATCACAGCGGCACGCCGGCGGCTATCACTCCGAGCGGTAACGTGGACCTGTACATCGGTTCGTTCGTGCGCAACGTGTCAATGGACAACGTGGACTATCAGTGCGTACCGTTCACCGGTGAAGCGCGATATAACACCAACCCGACCACGTACGAATATGCGCGTGGTATGCTGCTGAACCAGATCGCGTTCAACAACAGCCTGGAAGATAAAACCACGCTGGAAACCACGTTTATCTGTGAAGACGTGGAAGCGATGACCGAAACCCGTCTGCCGGGCATCTGGGAAAACTACGACCGCACCGAAGCGTTTAACACGTCGGCCGACTTTACCGATCTGCGCCTGTTCATTACCGGCGACCTGACCGGTGACACGACGTTTTTCAAAGACACAACGCTGACGATCAACAACAACCTGTCCGGCGAGTCCGTACTGGGTAAACTCGGTCCTGAATTCATCAACCTCGGTGATTTCGCTGTGACCCTGGATACCGAAGTTGTTCTGACCGACACCCGTGTCGCCGCGGCGATCCGCAATAACACCACCTGCGGTCTGCAGTACACCCAGCAGAACAATGACGGCGCTATCGTGGTTGACCTGCCAACAATGACCCTGGGTGACGGTGCAAAGAACATCGCAGCGAACGAGAAGGTTAAACTGACCACTACCGGCACCGCGTTCCTGGACGACGATTACGGTTACGTTGTTGGTTTCAGTTTGTTCCCGTACCTACCACGTTGATAAAATAAAGCCCCGCATTGCGGGGCTAGTTTTTAATTATTTCGTTATATTCCCTGATATTGTATTAACTTTCCCTAATATCTTATTAGCGCTAACACTACCGCTAACTGTCTGAATATTCCCTGTAACATCATTACATTTGACTGACCCTGATACAGTTTTAACATTGCCGGCAGATCCTTTGATTTCAACAGTGCCGGATGTATTGTCAATACTTTCAACATCACCGTTAACCGTAATGAACACATCACCGACTAAACTTCCCGACTGTTGTACACCATCCACGAAAACTTTGTCGCCGGTAATGGAAATAGATTTTCCCGTGAATTCTCTGCCATCGATTATCACACTTCCACTTTTCATACTAATTTTCATCTCTCATTCCTCACTGTTCACGTTAACGTCAATTATTTTAACCGTTGCTATTCATGCTGTCAACACTGTAAAATAACTATCACCAACATAACGAGGTGTTTGACATGA